TATTGATTAGAAAATTGTTATTTTCATCTCCAATATAAATGTTATTCATTTCTCCACTAGTAGCATTGATAACTCCATTAAACTCTCCATTCATGGCTCTCATATTACCAAAATTATCAACCATAAATTTATCATTTATATTGATGCTTCCACCAGTAATATCACCTAAGTTGGATGTTAATGCACTTAACTTATTGACATTCATCTTATCAGCAGTAACACTATTGGCCACAATATTTGTACCATCTAAATACTTCTGATAGACTTCATCAGTTAGCTGTTCTTCTGTAAGATGTCCACCTTCAGCATTCATTCTATAATACAAACCATCTAGTCCAGTTAATACCAAACTATCTGCAACAATTGTATTAGCTTTGATTAGATCCCCGTTGAATTTCACAGAAGTTAATTCGTAAAGAATACCTTCTTCTCCTGTGACCTTTTCAAACACTCCACTTTTTGCAAAGAGATTATCAACATATTCAGTTCCAACATTAGACAAATCTATTCTTGCGTAGGTAGCGTTTAAATCTCCTACTTCAAGATTGTCAATCTTTGCATTTAGAGCAGTGAATTTTTTTGATACATTAAGAATTTCTGCATTTAACTTAACAAAATTTTGATTCATTAATATATTAGAACTTGATTCTTGTGCGTAAGTTATTTGATTTTCGCTTTGTGCTTCAGCAGCAATATTACTTGAAATTCCACCTGAGTAATTTATTGTATGATTCATTACAATAGCTTTTATAACTGATGCGGCTTTTGTTTCAATGTCAATCATATCCCCTGTATCAAGGTGAAACTGACCTTGCATAGAAACATTATATGGAATATACTCAAAACCTTTTAGCCTATTCCACAACTCCACAACGATCTTATCTTTATCTAGATTTGCTATTGGATTGTCAATAATTTTCAAAGATGTTATACCACTGGTTTCTATACTTTCATCATCTTGTCTTATAGTTTCCTGATTTATAGTATTCTCTCCTGTTTCTTCATCTTCTGATTCCTCAGAATTGTTTTCCAATTGCGTACTTAATATCACTTGATTAACAGGCCCATATTTTTCATACACAACAGGATAAGAACTAAGATTTTCAGCAGTATAAGATTGATCAACATCTGTAAACCAATTTAACTCTAAATTCCCATTTCTATTAATACGAGCAAACGAACAGGAAATTTGAGCAATAGCAATTACAATTTCACTCATTGTTGGAATATATCCATCAGTATATGGTCTTTTACTTATAACAAAGTCACTATTTGGAAATGAAATAGTTTCTAACTCACAACCTGCTTGTTCACATACGTTTTTCAAATAGTCTAATACTGTAATAGGATAAGATATTTGAGTATCATCAAAATGATTATTAAAATACATCCTGTTATCCATAAATTTATATTCAGTATCACTTATTTTTTCATAAACATTCATTTTACCCATAGGAACATATTCGATTGTTTCATCTTCTAACTGTATACCAAAATATAATAGAAAAGACCCGTTTTCTAGATTTAACGAGTCTTTGTAATCGACTTTAATTGTTCCACTTTTAGCTATAAATGATCCAATAAAAGTATTTGTTTCAGAACTATAGATATTATCATCTAATGTACAAGTAACAAAATCATGTATGGTATTATGAAAATCAATATATCCTTTAATCCTACGAGCATTTTTAACAATATTTTCTTTAAATTGATGACTTACCTGGTACATTAATCAAACCTCCTATTTGAAACAAGCGTAAAATCAAGTGACTTATAGTAATCACCCATTGTAGCTAGTTTTTCTTTCTTAGGATCAATACAATAACAACTAATAGTACTATAGTTATTTGTCTCACTATTTAGAAATCTAACTTTAATATCACTTTTTTTGAGAATACCAAGAATTTTCCTTACAACATTTCCTTCAGTAGGACCGAGTTTTACAGAAATACTTGCTATTCTTCCAAGAATATCTCTATTCATATTTAGATTTGGAGTACGTCCAGAGTTTTCTCCGTCCTGCTCTGATAGAAGATCATCGTAACTGGTAATATTTGGTACTTCATATCCATCAATGTATAAAAGTTGTTTATATGCCATATTTTAACCTCCTATCATCTGACGTTCTTTCTTTGCGTTTTCAAGTAATATAGATAGTTTCTTTACATCAACATCAACTTTAAGAGTCAAGTTCTTTACAAGATTTATTAACTCTCTAATTAATGAAATCAAGGTATCAAGTCCTTGTACATTTCCTTGTTCTTTTTGCATTCTTAAAGCTGTGTCAATCATATCTATCATTTTATTTTCTGGTGCAACTATTTCACCATAATGTCTGTTGTCACCAATCATAGCCAACTGAGGTTGATTTGCTCTTACATAACCACCTTGAGCTAATTTTGGAATATTTGGTGGGGGACCTATTTTATATCCACCAATAAATGGAATCCCTCCAGGAATTTTTAAATATAATTTTGCAATTACATTTTTATTAATAGCCTTAATTATATTGTTAATAAATTCCTTCATATTCGCAACTGCTGCTGATAACTTCATACCTAAACTTATTGTCTTACTTTTCAAACTATCCCATGTATTCTTTGCTGTTTTTAAAGCATTCGCAACTTTACTTTTCATTGTTTTGACAGCTGTACTGTTTTTAATAGCATCCCATGAATTCTTCACAGAACTGAATAGTTTATCTTTTACAGCCTTTAACGTTTTTGAAACCTTTCCATTTTTTATAGCATCCCATGCACCCCTAACTGTGTCAAAAGCTTTTTCTTTCAATGCATTTAAAGTTTTAGCCGCTTTACTATCCTTGATTGCATCCCATGCTCCTTTCGCTAAATCAAATGCTTTATCTTTAATCGCAGTTATTGTCATAGAAACTTTTTCAGGAATACCCTTAACAACATCAACTATGTCACCTATACCATCTATAAAATCACCAACTATATCAACTATATTTTTTATGACATCAAATACCCCACCTAAGAAATCTGATACATTTTCTATAGCACTTAAGAAGGTTTCACCAACTGCCTCTACAACGTCAGCTATAATAGGCATAATATTTTCAAGGATCCATTTGCATAATGGTTGAAGAATTTTTGTCCATAACTTGTTTAAAACGTCAAAAATACTTCCAATTGCCTCAGCAAATTTGTCTATCATTGGTTGAACATGATCTTCAAATACTTCTTTAAATTTTTCAGATAATTTTTTAAGCACAGGGGCAACATATTTGTTATAACCATCTAATACAGTTCCAACAAGATCACTTACCCCATCTTTAATATTCATTAAAAATGGATGTATGTGTTCATCATATAACTTTATGATTGTTTTTACTGTTTTATCAATATAATTTTTAAGAGTTGTTACAACTGTTTCTATAGGTTTTAAAGTATTTTGTATTGCTGTTTTGATTTTATCTTTATTGTCTATAATAGGACCAGTTATACAGTCTAATATATCTGTACCTAACCTTTCTAAAAGTCTGAATTGACCCATTGCACCGTTAATTATGATACCTATTAAGTTAGAACCAATATTTATAGCAGTCGGGTTAGAAAAAACACTCGCTATATCTGCAAGAGCAACACTGAAATTACCTATAATTTCTGCTTTCTTAGCTTTAAAATCAAACCAATCAACTATACATTCTTTAATCGAATCAGCATTATCAGAAATATATTGCGAAACACTTCCAACCAAAAGAGTAGCAATCGTCATTCCTATTGAAGCAATTGAACCTGTGACTTTTCCTAAAGATTCAACTGTCTTTTCCACCCAATTAGATGCAGCACCAATAACCTCTTGACTGGTAAAAATTTCCTTTAAACTTTTTCCCAAAGACTCAATATGCCCTTTTATTGTATTGATGTTTTCCATAGAATCGCCAAATCCTATTTTGAAACCATTCATAAACAATCCTGACAACCTTTTAAATTCATCAACAATTCCTGAAAGCATTTTTTCAAAAACAGATGCCTCTTCTGTAGCTTTTGGAAAAGCAACTGCTTCTGATACATTAGATGAAGTTGAATTATTATCATTATTTGGTTTTTTATCTGAATCTTTGTCATTTCCAAATGATAATTTATTAATTGTATCAACTTTAGCAAATGCTTTTTGGATTTTCTTAGCAGCTTTTTCACCTTTTTCTCCTGCAGACGTTAGGTTTTTCCCTAAATCATTAGAACTATCAGAGGCATTATTCAAATCTTTAGATACATTACTAATGGCATTGTTATTACCTTGTGAATTTGAAGATGTTCCTGTTAGAAATTCCATTAAACTCGCAAAGCTATCTGCAAGTACTTGAAGTTTTGATAATACCCAGTTTATACCCTTTATAATAGGAGTAAAAATAGCAATAAACCCTTTACCTAAACTTGCTTTAAGACTTTCAAATCTTAACTGTAGTATCCTTGTTTGGTTTGCCCAGCTATCTTGTGTCTTGATAAAATCTCCACTAGCCATAGACAATTGATCTGTAACAAAAGCCATTCTTAAGGCTACCTTTTCTTGCTCACTCATGGCTGATGTTGTTTTACCAAATCCATTAGCGAGTGCATATTGATCTAATGATGTTTGAGTCATAACAACACCTAAATCTTTTAATGATTCTGTTTCACCCGTAAATACAGACTTTAATTTTGTATAAGCCTCATCAGAAGAAAGATTATAAAATGATGCAACATCACCAGCCAAACCAGTTAATGCCTCACTCATATCATAGGCTTCTTTTTCACTAAAACCAAAAGCACTTGCCATAGCCCCAAAAGTCCCTAAATACTTTTTAGCAACTGTTTCACTTAAACCAAACGATTCCATTGCATTTTTAGCAAAATCATTTGCTTGTGCAGACATATTGGGAAAAGCTGTATCAACAACATTTTGCACTTTCATTAAATCGCTACCTAAGTTCAAACAAGAACCAACAAAATCAGTAATAGTTTTAACAGAAAAAGCAGCCGCAGCCATCTTTCCTATTTTCCCAAAACTCGCTCCAAAAGAAGACTCAAGCTGTTTGGCTCCATTACCAGACATTTTCTTTATTTTCGCTTGAAAGGTTTTATCATCAACCTGTAACTCAAGAAATATATCTCCAACTTTATTCGACATTCTCAACACCTCCTTCACCTGCTAAATCTTTAAATGCTTTTAAGATATTCTTTAAATACTCTTGTGTATCCTCTTCAGTTTTTTCACTTGCTTGTCTGTTAAGCCAATCACTACGGATTTTTCTCTGTTCAGGAGTAAAACTTTCTAACATTTGTTTATCAGTTTCACTTCTTATCCTAACAGTATTTCCTAATGGCGTATCAGGCATAATACCCACTAAATATGAACAAAACTCATCATATGGCATATCATTAACTGCTCTTAGCCTTATTCCATACTGCATTAAAAAGCTGGCCTCAATTAATGGCCAGTCTTCTTCAATATCATACCAATATTCTTCACTATTTGTCTTTTCTGTCCTGAAATCGACTTTCGACATCTTCTAATTCTTCATCATTTACACAAGCCATCAATGCAAGTGCAATTTTTTCATATTGTTTAAGACCAAGATGAAGATTATCTAATTCCTTTAATGCTTTTTTACCTAATAATTTTTCAATAATTTTATCAAACATTTCAACTTCTGAAAGATTACTTTTGCTCAATAAACTATTCATTGACAAAATATTTGATTTTTCATCATTGATTTCATATTTTTTTCCATTAATCGTTATTGTTGGTTTTTCCATATCCAACTTATTTGTTAAATCTATATGTCTTGCCATATTTTCTTCCTCCTATATATAATAAAAGAGGGCTCTTGCCCTCATAATTAAGCTGCTGGTGTAATTGTTGGTTTTCCGTTTGACATTACATCAAATTCTAATGGTGCAACTGCCGTAGAATCACCAGATCCAACATTCTTCACATTAATAATAGCATCTTTAAATTTGACGACTGTTCCATCAGGAAAAGTCCATTGAAAATCCTTTTCAACATTTCTACCATTTTTCCATACAAGCTCTGCAACAGCATCATTTCCATTGTCTCCAACATTTCTCTTTGCAGTTACTGAAACCGTCACAGCTTTAGATGTCATTAATCTACGAGTCCATCCTTCAGTATCGAATGGATTCCATTCTTCTACACCATTATCAAATGATACTGAAAATGTTGTACAGTCAGCAATATTACTCATTTCTGGTGTTCCTGTTGCTGACACATCAATCTGAAATTGATTTTCGTAACATGGGTATACTCCTTCTTTTTTCATTTTATCTTATCTCCTTTTCTCTTTTATAATAAATTTCAAACTCTATAACATATTCACAAATACCTTTATCATCTCTACCCACATCTATAGCTTCATTGTTAAGCATTCCAATGAAATATACTTTATGTTCACCTATCTTCTTAGGTTTTCCATTCATGATTTCTTCAAATAACTGATTAGCTATTTCTTCGGTTTCATCACTTGCTTGATTGTAATGTACAAGAAGGCTAATCACTTTAACATCATAAGAGCTGTTTTCAATTCCGCCAATGGCCATAATAAGACGATTATCTCTTTTAAGATTATAAACCCCTAAGGATTTATCCTTCTTCTTATCAAGGAAACCTATATAGTAGTTATCAAACTTTGTACTACAGGTTTTTAAATACTCTTTAACATCATTTAAGTAAATCATTTAAAACCCTCCTTGCTGTTTAAAAAACATGGTATAAGCCTGTATAACTTCTTTAGCGTATTTTCCTTTTTCAGACCAATCTTCAAGCCATTTCCCTTTTGCGTTTGGATTATTATCCTTTTTAAAATTATACTCTGGATGAAAGTATAATCTTCTCGCATAGGGTTCAGAAGAAACAATCTTTACGCTTCCTTGTTTAGAATCCTTCTTATTAACATAAGTACCTTCATTTTGAAGTGTTCCTGTTTCAAAAGGAATAACTTGTGCAGTTACAATTTCACCATGAACATAATCACCAGTCATTTCTAAAGCAGTTGTTGCAGCTTTTGTAATTTGATTTAAAACACTTTGATTAATTACAACCCTAGAATTAACATATTTCATCATCTTAGCTCCAATTGAGTATAATTGACTGTTCCGTCAGGATTACGTGCTTTCGTTCCTAGAACGAGCTCTCTGTCCACTCCCAAAACACGTACTACCCCTTTAGGAATAATATTCATCTTAGGAGCAATATCTCCAGGTATCAAACAGATACCAGTGATCTCCACAAGCACTTTATCTGTAGTCCAAACTCTTTTTGCTTTATCCTGGTAATTACACTTTCCGCTCCACTCTAGTAATGTTTTAGGTGTTCCATTCTCATTGAGTTCTTCACTTTCTATAATCACTGTTATATCAGTGTTACAGAATTGAGGAAGAATAAGATTTGGCCACTTAGTCATAGAATAAGCTCCCACAACATAACCCAGTTGAACAAAGCCTGCTGTAAAGACTTTTATCAATAGCAATACCATTTTCAATGTGCATATTCCAGCTATTACCAAAGCTCATATTGACTCCATTGATTGCATAGCTAGAGAGATAGGTTTTTAGCATGGTTTCATTTTCATAAAGAAAGGAAGAATGCTCACAGCATACTTCCCTGATAATTTCTTTTTGATAATCTGTTAAATTATCAAATCCTATAGCAACTATTCTATTGTGAGTAAGTACATCAATATCTCTTGATGCATTTTTAAGGTATTTGTTTAATGTTTTTTCATCAATATTAGTACCTCTGTATTCTTCTAAATAATAGGTACTGTCAGCATATGGCTGATACATAAGTATCACCTACATTTCTTTTTCTGCTTTTAAAATCTTTTCAAGGATTCCTGAAGGTGATGTAGAAGCACCAACATCTACTCCTTTATTTTCAGCGTATCCTTTTAATAAATCCATGACATTGTCAACAACTGGTTGTTGATGAGAACTCAATTCATCAATTTCTTTTTGTAATAAATCAATCTTCTCATCTTTTTCAGCTGTTGCTAATGCTAACTTCTTCAAATGCTCATTATATTTGATAGTTTTTAATGGTGTATATTCAATGACCTTCCCATTATCATCATAGATATCAAACCCCTGATCTAAATATGTCTGTTTAGATGACTCATTGATATCATACACTTTGTTTTCCTTTCTAGCTTTCATACTTATTCACCTGCCTCAACATTCATATAGCATCCATATTTCAATAATTCATCTAAACCAAATGTACCATTGAAACGCCTGTTTTGATATAAATAGTTATCCGCAGTTCGTGAATCACTACCTGGAGCAAACATATGAATGTATGAATATTTAACTCTCGATACCTGAGCTTCAGGATCAACAATGATATAGTTGATTTGTTTACCTGTAGAGTCAACTGCATATCCGTTTGTGAAGTTGTAAGCAGTATGTAATCTTTCTGATGGCACAACAACAATTTCATCAAAGTCATCCATTGTTGTAATACGTCTGTCTAATGGATTTCCTTTAGAAGCATCTAATGTTCTTTGAATGCCTTCAGCATTCTTTAACAATTTCTTGTATGAAGATGTACAGTAGATGATACATCGAGAAATTGGAACACCTTTGTCTTCTAACTTTTCTACAACACTGTCAAAGTCTGCTAATACATTAGCTGTTGTTAAAGCAGTTGTAGAAATATTACCAGCAGCAACTCTGTTAAGTTCAGAATACAATTTAGAGAAAACATAACAGTCTAACTCTGGAATAGCCTGACGCTGTTCAAAGTCTGCTTGAATGTTTTGAATAGACAATACTAAGTTTGTTTCATCTACATCCATTGGATCAACTGTAAACTCAATATCTCTATCATGATCAAGTGTTTTTGTCTCAAATTCATTCTCATATGTTCCTGAGTTAAATCCTAATGACCCTCTTGAATGATCTTTATATCCACTTGTTTTCATTTTTGGTAAGCGAATATCTTTTGTATTGATAATTTTAATTCTTGGATTTGAATTGAATAATTTCACTGATTTCAAATCAACTGCATATAAATTTAATAATTCATTACTAAATTGTGATA